TTCTTCAACTATGTTCATCAAGATTTCAGCCTGTTTAGAATCGTCAATGTCAATAAACATAGTATTTTTTGCTAAAACTCCACCATATTCATCACATTTTTGTGCTTCTTCTAAAGTTCTTAATTGCTTACTTGGTACACCTTTGAACTTTTCAACCGACGCTTTTCCTTTCAGTTTTACATATCCTCTGTAAAGTTCATTCATGGTCATCACCTACAATTCTGCAAATGATGTATTTTACTTTTTTGTAATCACTGTCACTTAAAGATATGTTTTTATCTTTTTCAAACATGGCAATAAAATCTGATGTAGTAAACATTCTTATCAAATCAAGTGAGAAATCATCAATATAATGCAAAAATACATCTTCTAGTGATTCTTCATGCTGTGATAACAAAGATTCTACTTTTTCCATGTAGTATTTTTTCTTACTTTCATCACCAGTACCGCACAATTCAGCTAACCTTAGATATGCACTAATCTTTGCATCTGTTTCATTTCTCATAAAAATCACCTACCTTATGTGATGTTTTCTAACACCTTTTTATAAAATCCTTTGTTCCTGATATTACAGTCAAAAGCCTTTTGCCTTTGCCATAACAGGGTTTTCAAATTCCTAAGTTCTTCATTCTGTTCTTTCAAGGTTGCCCTTGGTTCTTTCAGGCATTCCCTGTACTTTTTTACATCAGCATTGCGGTTCTTCCAAACCTTTGTGTTCTTCCTGTGTGAATCCCGGATGAATTGCAGCTTGGCAACATCAGCCTGAATCTGTGAAATAATATGCTGTGTTTCTCTGATCTGCTGTTCTGCATATCTAATCTTTTGTGCATACCCTTCAATGTAAATGCTGTGTTCCTTCTGAACCTGTTCAAATTGTTCAACCTGTTTCTGAACAAATTCTTTAATCTGCTGTTCACATTCCGGGGTGAAACTGCTTCTGATAAGTTTCAGCAGTTTCCTGACCTTGGTGATGCTGCGGATATTCAAAAATTCTTCAAGATGAACAGTCATTGAACCATTTTCATATCTGATTTCTAAATCCATGAAAAACCTTCCTTCCCGGTGTTACGCTACAACACCAAATCGTTTCAAGCGTTTCTTTGCTAAATCTATGTACCACTGCCTATCAAGTTCAGGCGGTGTTTTTACCCCAACAACTGAATCATTGAAAATGAAACAGTGGTCAGGTGTATTACCAAATTTTTCACCCTTTGCTTTCACCTGTTTACGTTTCAGCAATCTTCCGTCCTTCTGATCGTTAGATGCAAACACCCTGTATGACTTATATGTGTATTTGTCCTTGTCAGGGTATTCATATACCGTCTTGATTGTTCTTTTGCCTATATGACTGACAAGCGGGGTGCAATGCTCATGTTCTACCCAATCATACTTATCTGACAACTTGACAATCTTCTGAAACATAATCAGGTCATCACACTGATTGATGGTCTGTTCAACCGGGGTTTTCTTGACCATGTAGTCAACCAGTGCTTTATTCAGTATCGGTAAATCATAGTCAATAGCTGAAAGTTCTTTGACATATGCACCAATTCTTTCAACACCACCATCAGTACCAATCCAAAGATAATTGTTTACGTCCTTCTGATAGATTTCTGATATATTGTCAAGTTCAAGCAAGATTGAACATTGTTCAGTAGAACAACGCTGTTCCCACTCCCAACAAATATCATCAACCATTTCAAAGGCTTCATCAGTGTCAGGAATCCAAATGATCAGCCCATCGGTATTTGACTGAATTAGTTCAAGTCCCGGCACTACTTCCAAATGCTCGATTAAGTCAAGCAACATTAACTGACCGTTAATACACATACAGTTGTTATTACGTGGATCATATGCAGCATTGGTTTCATCTTTCATTGCCCCTGAAAGTGCATTCAGCATCTTCTTATATGGCAACTGTGCCTTTTTCCATTGCTTTGCTTCCACCTTTCTTCCGGCTTTAGCTGCTGCAACCTGTTTCTTTTTCATGGCTTTTCGTGTGTCATATACCAGTTTGAAGTTGTTATTGGTTGCTGCCCTTGTAACCAGTCCCCAAGCAATCAACATCGAAGGGTAATAATTATTTACATCAACGTGCAGCAGTTGCCCGGTCTTATGAATTGGTGTGGCTGTTGCCCCATGAACGCCACCAAAACCGAATGAATGAGGAATACCCGCAACCGTGGTTTCAAGACCCTGTTCCTTGTACCATGTACGTTTTAAATATTTATCCATGTGTGCCAAGTCCATTGACAAGGCGTCCTGTCTTTTCTGTTCAAACCAGTCTTGAACATATTTATATTTTTTCAGTTGCAAGCACGGCAAAAAGTAAAAATCAAATTCATCTTCAAATGATCTGCGGGAACAACCAAGCACTTTTGCAGTGATTCTTGCTTCACTGTCCCCTATATCAGACAGGTTCACAATATCCGGGAAGGCTTGAATGATACCGTGCATTGCATTAAATTCATCTATCTTTTCAAGGAATACTTTAATGGTTTCTTCCACATCATGCCGGCAGTAAAAAACCGTCATTTCAATTTCTTCCTTGGTCAATTTCCTGTTTATTCTAAAATCAACATCAGTTTCCTTGATGTTTGAACCAAGAAAACCTTCCATTGTTTTCAATCCGACTGTTTTCATGGTTTCATCATTGCTTGGCATTACATCATAATTGATCATGGGTAATTTATTGAACGCTCTTGAATATTGCCAACCTTCTTTATTATCAACGATAATCCAATCATTGATTTTTTTAGGATTCATACCAAGCAGAATACCTTTCATGATGTACTGATCGTAATGACGGTTATTAAATCCTACCCATATATCTTTTCTATTCGCTTCATATAAGGCTTTTAATTCATCATAGTTATTGATTATCACGTGTTCTTTTTTATTCGTCACATCAATGAAAACGGCAAGCCAATCTTCCTTGAAAACCTCAAAGTCATAAAATATCACTACATTCACCCTTTCTGAAAATAGCGGTGGAAGATGTGACCCCGCCACCGCCTGATAATTTCATTTTGTAGACAATTTATCTACTTTTCAAGTAAAATTTTTTAGCAGTCAAAAACTTCCTTGATTGTGATAGGGTTGAAAGCATTTGCCTTATAATCAACCTCAACTTCAATCGCACCCTGAATGGACTGGAACACATCAAGAATCTGATCTGCAAAATCTGCATAGTTCACAAATTCAACAGGTGTGTCATCTTCTGCAATCAGTTTGTTCACCCAAGTGCATATAGATTTAATCGCCTGTCCGTCAGTCCACTTTGCGGAACTATTGCCGGAAATGGTACGGTTGAAGAAGATCATTCGGTTTGCCTGTTCACCTTCCTTAATCTTTGCCTGAACCGCAAACATCAACTTGTCCTGTGCCTTGGTCAACTTAATCTCCATCTTCTCAATACCAACGATATATGTACCATCCGGCACATCAGCAAATTCATTATCAGGTGCTTCCTGCACCTCTTTCTGCAATTCATCTAAATCAATTTTTTCATCAAATACACTAAAATCTACTGCCATAATTTTTCACCTTTTAACCTTTCTTATTTGCTTAATACTAACTTTAACAACTCAAACGCCTGAACCTCATTGAATCCGGCTTTTACATAGGAATCATAGATTTCCTTTGCAGCCTTTGCACCATCTTCCGGCGATGTGTCCTGTTTAGGTGCTACCGTGTCTAGCTTCTTCATTGGGCGGCTACTTGCCGTGTTCATTCCTTCTGTGATTGCTGATGCAAGAATTGCACCAAACAGTTCATCAGGTAAACCAAAAGGATTGTTCATGTTCTTTTACCTCACTTTCTTAACGTGTTTTTCTTACTCTGCGGGTTCTGCTGGTCGGCTGTTCATCTACTGCCGGGGTTTCATCCGCTGTTGTATCTGCATTATCAGGCTGTGCCTGTGCTGCACTTCTTCTTGTGCGTCTGCCCTTCTCCGGCGGGTTCATTGCCCCGTCAATAGGGTTTTCCGGCTTAGGGTTGTCTGCCTGTGCTAAACGCTTCACACCTTCACCAAATTCTTCCTTGCTGATGACCTTCATAACCTCAACACCGTCAACAATCAGGTCAACCGTGTCACCCTTGTGCTTCATCACATAGTTATCATCAGCCGGAACATAGAAGTATGTGTCGGCATCCAGTGTGACAGATTCAGAATCAGTGTTTGTTGTACCGTCCTGAACAGGTTCAGACTGTTCAGCAGACTTTCTTTCCTTGCGGGTTCTTCTTGGCGGTGTTTCAAGTTCCGGCTGCGGTACAGAATCCGCTGCTGCACACGCTTCATCAAACGGGATTTCTTCACGCCCATCAGCAACCGCATCAATAGCCTTGTCACGCTCTGCCATATAATCAGCCATTTTCTGATTATTTTCAGCCACCACTTCATCATGTATCTTGCGGGTGGTTCTGCCTGTCTTTGGTGCTGCATCCTCTGTTGTGGTAGGTGGTGTTGCTGTGGATGTGGTCTTTTTTCCACCCCTTGCCCGTCTACCGTTTGCATCCGGCTTTTCAAGATCGGATGCAGCCTGTGCATCAGCCTGACCCATTTCCGCATCTGTCTTA